AATGTCAGACAGCACCTCTGCCGTACTTCTGCTCTCTAGTCCACTAGCAGTAAACCTTGCGTATTCGTCATCGGCTACACTAGCACTGTCTATCTTTACTGCATTAGTATTGGATATTCCAAAAGTCAAAGAGGCTTGACCGCCTATATCTGACAACACTTCAGCAGCAGACCTGCCTTCTATAGAAGTACCAGCAACTCTTAAAAAGTCATCGTCTGCTACGCCAGTTGTAAAAACTGGCAGGTTTCCATTACTAATACCTGTAGATAATGTAGCTGTAGTAGTAATTGCTGTGCCGTTTAACGTCATGGCATCAGCTTCTAACGTCCCGTCAATATCAGCATTACCAGAAACGTCTAAGCTTCCAGCGTCTAACTCTCCTGTAAGAGTAACATTACGAAAACCTGTAATATCTTTATTAGCGTCAACGATTACTGCTTTAGATGCAGAAACTGTACCTGCTGTAATCCCTTCTAACGCATCTGCTTCAGATGCAAATTCTGTGACTGCTGCTCCAGACCCTGCTCCGTCAGCGTAGATAATTTTAGTATCGCCGTTAACAACACTAACATTAGCTCCAGAGCCTTGAGAAAACGTAGCAGTCTGTCCACTATTGTTAACTACAAAATATAACTTGTCTTGGTCATTAGGACTGATGGTTATAGTATTTGTACCGCTAGGGCTACCACTTAGAACAAGAACTTTGTATTGTCCGTCTGACAATGCTCCGTCTGTAGTAGTTAGTGTATGTGTTGTTCCTGATAAAGTAATAACACCTACACCGTTAATAGCCCTATCCAATATATCCATATTGGTATTGACTGTAGTACCCCACTCTCCTGATTGGTCACCAATCCCTGGTTTCTCGACTCCAGAATTTGAAGTATAGGTACTAGCCATTATTTAACACCTCGCAGTTCACCGTTGTCTCCTCTTCTCACAGGTCGTCCTCCGATAGACGCTACCCTACCGTCAGGGCCACGTTCTATAGTTAAATCAGGAGGAGTCTGCTCTTGTGGAGCTTGTGGAGCCATATTACCTTGTTGTTGCAGTATTGCGTCTAACTTAGCGTTAAGCGGGTCAATCTGAAACATTTGTTGTCTTTGTGTAATGTGGTTAATGCTATCGTTAACTTTGTTGTTAATCTGTTCAATAGCACTGTTAGTAAACTGCTCATACGAATCTTTTAGCGTGTCAACTAAAGTTAGATACTCTATAGGCTGTGTAGCCTCAGATTTTTCTGTAGCAGGTTTACCTGCCAAAGCTTCAGCAGCTTTAGCTTCTTTATATGCAACTTCAGCAACAGCTTTTTGTTCTTCTGTCTTAGCTTTAGCAATGTTAAGTAGAGCTTCTGACTGATTCCAGATAGCTTCGCCTCTGTCTCTTTCAGCCTCTGCTTCCATTTCAACATCTTTTCTAGCGTTTGTAAGCTTGCTTTCCATAACCTTAAACATAAGAGCTTGTTTCTTAAGTTCTTGGTCTTGCATCTTAGTTTGCTGGTCAATGTCAGGTTGTGGCTCTGGTGGATTAAGGGCTTGCTGTAAGAACTGGTCAGATATTTTAACCAACATTTCTTTATCTTCGATGTTGTAATTGTTAATAACACCTTTAAGTAATAACCAGTAAGCAGGAGAACCAGGAGGTACTGTTTGCATAAGTTGAGTTAATTGTGCTACCTCAAACTCACGCGCTTGCGCACCTAAAGCTCCGTGAACTCTAAAGCGATAATCGGCTACGGGATAACGTTCCGTATCGAACTGCATGTACCGCCAAGCAACCTTGTGGATTAATGGCGAAAGAAACTCAAACTCCATGTTTCGGAGTGTTCTCTTCGCTCGTTTAAGAATAGCACCCATCATCATTGACATGCCACCTGCAGTAGCATTACGAGGGTTAACTCCTAATGGGGCTGCGGTGTCCATAGACCCCGTAGCCATTGTTACCATACGCTCAAACTCTGCAGACTGTCGATAGCTCTGCGGGTCTGGGCCAGGAAACTTAAATGGCGCAATAGCCTCATTGACAGGGCCACTAACAACAATATTCCTTCCTGGTCTAATAGAGAAGTCTCCGTTTCTAGGAGCCATCATTCCATTAACCAAAGCAACAGGATAGGTAGCTAGTGCTAACGAGTCTATCCTTGCTCTTAATTCTGCGTCTAACGCTTTCTGAGGGTTATAACCTTTTTCAGCTATACCTCTACCCCAGAACCTATTAGGTACTGTGTCCCACTGAAATGCAACAAAAGACCTGTCTTGCATTATAAATGGGTTACGAACTACTTTAAGTAATTGAGAACGATTCGCAATCCAAACAATACCTTCTACCATTTCTCCTGCATCGTCATACTCTAAGTTAGAGTTTTCTTCTGCAAACTCAGCTAAAGGGTCTACAACACTTTCTTTAGCAGCGTCTTTAAATAAGTCTTTAGGTACAAGCCCGTGATACTCTAGTATCTCTACATGCTCTACGTCAGTGTAGCTTTCTTCATGTATGTCAAACTCTTGATGCTCTGAAGGGTCATTATCGTACAAACCTACTTCAGTTTTGTTCCAAATACCTCTGTCTTGTTTCTGTACTACTTCGTGTTTAGGTATCGTGTAAACGTGTGCTACACCTAAAGCTTCGTCTATGCTGCGAGCAGCTACGTCTATAACAAACTCGTTAGGGTCTACAGGAACAAGGTTAACGTGTATGTCATTAACCATCTCTATATCGCTTGTAACGCCCGCAGAGCCTGTTATAGGCACTCGCCTAGGCTTTTGCTCTACCGCTATCTTTCCTACGCCTGTGCCGTATAAGGCTGCGTTTAAGAGTATCTCTGATATGCCTTGATTTACGTTCCGTGTTTCAAAATCTTCTAACAGTTGTGACGTAATTCCGTCTAGCCTTGTATCTACATCTCTAGCTAAGGCTTCTAGCTGTTGTGGGTCTATTTGATTCTGATTTTCTTTTATTAGTTGTGCAAAGACCTTTTCTCGTACATCGTCTTCTAGGTCAAACCACCGTTTTCTGTGAAAAATAGTCTCTTCCATCTCTGCAACGCCAGCCTCGATAGACTGCTGCAAAGCAGGTGCAATTATTTTAGAGCGTTCGTGTTGTCGTATTTTATCTCCTGGGCCACCATGTTGACCACGCCAAAGACGATAATACTCTTGCCAACGGTCTTGATGTTGGCGATTACGGGACTCTTCCCAATTATCTACTTTGTAGACAATCCACCCCGTTAACTCTGTGTCAACGCGAGCTGGTTGCTCAGAAGATTGGTCTCCGTAGTTTTCTACTATTTTTGTTACTGCCATTATGCGTCCTTATTACATTCCGCTAACAGGGTCAAGAGGTTCCCATTCCTCTGCATCGCTGTTTATTCTCATATCGTATGGTGTTACTGCAATCTGGTCTATGTAGGCTAGGCTATCTATCATGTCGTCATGCGACAACGGATTAGGAAAGTCTAGCAATTGCTCTGTTATCTTTGGTAAATACTCTCCTGGTGCAAAAGTTAACCTACCTTGTTCCATTCTACCTTGTAACGCCCAAACAATTCGGTCAGCTTTCTTTTGATTACCGTGAGATAGTTCTGTAATGTACGGGTATACATTTAACCTTCTCATATTGTCGTGCAAGTAAGGCATTAGTGCGTTTTTAAGCGCACCTTTTTCTATTCCTACTACTTTAGGTCTGTAAGACTGTGCTGCTCGTAAAATACGCAACGCTGTTTCTCTTACATTCCAACGTCCTGTTATAACTTCGTGTACAAACCACCCAGCATTAGACACTTCTACTACTGATATGGCTGTTTCGTCTAGTCTGCTAGTCTTTCCTTGAGAAATCCCTTTAACATCTTCATAACCTGCGGGGTCTACCGACATGTAGATATCTCCCCCGTCTTTTGGACTATCAGCTACTTCTATCATGTCAGATTTAAAGACTGTGCCTCCAAAAGAGGCAAAGTTAGCTTCAAATTCTTGTCTAACGTACTCTAACGGCATGTCTTTAGTCGCCATTAGCACTTCTGTAGGGTCTAAAAACGGATTGTCTATAGATTTATAAGTCCAAGCAGACCAATCCTCTGAATCTAGCCCATCTTGTGCGTTTAGGAACAAATCGTAAAAGTGATTCTTTCCATTTGGTGTGCCTATAAATAATGCACCGCCACGCACATCTGCTAAAGTAGGACGAATTATAGAAGTCCAAACTTCTTCCTTCATAAAAGCGTATTCGTCCATCACAACATACGATAATCCTACGCCTCGAAGAGACTCAGGGCGGTCAGACCCTTTAAGATGTATCGTTCTGTCGTTAACTAAGGTAATAATACCTTCGTTTTCTCGTACTTTTTTTGTTATGGGTGCAGCCATTTGCTTTAATGACTGCCACATAATGTCTTTTGCTTGGTTAAATGTAGGAGCTATGTAGTAACACGCTTTATCCGACAGGTTATAACCAAACTCATTTGTATCTTCTAACGCTTTAACAATAAGCTTAACTCTTGCGAGGTAAGACTTACCGAAACGTCTTCCTGCTCCAACTACTTTAAACCTTTTTTCATCAGTAAAAATAGCTTGTTGAGCAGGGTGCAGTGAAAAATTAAGCTCTGTAGCCATACGGCTTTGGCTTTCCTTTCTTTTTACCCATCTTACTTACCGCCGTTAGAAGTTCCCTTCTCAGGGATTACAGTTGCTGGAGCAGAACTAGCTGCGTAGTAGAGAGTTCCGCTAGAAGCAGTCCCACCGTGGTTGTTTACGCCACCTGAGTTGCCCATATTAGCGTAATCGCTACATTGGTTAGTGTTCATCTTGTACGCCATCATCAATCTCCTTGAAATCTGCGTTTACTGTTGTACCATCGTCTAAACTAACGTCATCTAATCCTTTAATATTGATTACAATGCCGCCAGAATCCTGTGCGCCGTAGTGTTCTACGGCTTTTCTAGCAGGAATTGCTCTATCCATGAGCAATCTCGCTGCTGACATGTCTCCACCCTTTGCTTCTCGTATGATAGTGCGGATAACTGCCTTAAATTCTTTGTTCATCTCTCCTGCAAACTGGTCAATTAACGCATTTTGCATTTGAGTGAGTTTATTCTTTGACCCTTTTGGTCGTCCTTTAGGGTTAAGTGAAGGCCCGCCTTTGACTAAGGCTGGGTTACCTTTAGCTTTTGCCATAATTTAATCTTTTTTACTGTCGCATTGACAGTATTTTTTAACGTAAGGTTTCCAGTTTTTAAATCTAACAGGCTGTATGCAGTACAAAGCGTACAATACAACTGCTGAGAATATAATTTGAATTAAAGTCATCGGTTATTTATGTACATAGTCACTTCAAAACCAAAGCGAAGGTCTATGTAAGTAGGTTTTGTCCACATTATTTATTCCTCGTCATAGCTGCGCTACCAAAGTAGAATCCGATAATGTTCATAATCGCTACAGGTAGCCATTCTGGAGTTACCCAACCCTCTAGGGTTAAGTATTCTGTTACTGTCCTAGTACTGTCAAAGATACCGAACAGCATTTTACTTCCGTGTGTTACTTCTATTGGAATGTTCGTTACTTGGTTTAACAACGGAGCTAGGAATACAATCCCTATTCCTGCCATCATAGCAGACACTACAATGAATCTGCGTATCCAAGCTGCATTTGGATTGTAGTAGTTTCTAGCACTGTCTACACTCTCTTGCACTTGTTGGTTAGCTTGCAGCATCATTTTATGCTGCTCTGCTTTATCCGCTTGAGACTGTGCCCACATCTTCATCATACCGCCTAAAGCGGTAGACCCTAACATAGATACAGCTTCTATCGGAAGTCCGAACACTATTTATTGCCTGGAACAAAGTTTTCTAACGCTGTTCCTTTTTTATATCCACCTTTTGCATATTCTAAAGCTTTTTCTTTAGATTCCATAGGAAGATAATTTCCTGTTCTTAAATTGTATTTTTTTGCTTGCATATTATCTTTAAATTCATAAAGTTTTCCGTCTGGAAGTTGAACAATAGTAGGAAAAACATACCATTCTCCTGTATTTTCATCTATCTCTGCTGCCATTTTATGAGTAGACACAGAACCATCTTTGTTTGAAATAACAGGATAATTTTCTGGATTATTAATTCTATCTATAAATTCTGGGCCAGGCATAAATTTTACCTACATCTCCAGCGTTTAAGGGACGCTGCTTTCCTAGTTGGTCTGCCTTTAGAATCCTTCATTGGCCCTGGCATACCTTTCATTCTGGCACAAAAAGACTTTCTTCTCTTTGCTGCTTTACTTCCTGGTTCAACTTTACCTGTAACTGCGGTCTTTAGCTTACTTCCTGGATTCGCTGCTCGATACCTACGAACTCCAGCTTTAGTCATTCCTGCCCCTGCTTTCGTCTTACGATAGTTAGGGCTTTTGCCTGTAGTAGTTCTACTGACATTTTTCTTTCTTTGCCTACTTGCTGGGCCTACACCTGTTCTAGCCACCTTACAATCCTAGCCTAGCGGGGTTTGTTCTAAGAAGATTAACTAAGTATGAAGTCTCTTCGTCTCGTCCGTAGTATTCTGGTGGAAGTTCTTGTTGTGGGTAAGATGGCAGCATTGCGCTGCCGAAAGCTGATTGACCTAAAGAATTAGGTGCAGAAAAGCCTGGGAAGCTCTGTAGACTTCTGTTGTCTATTCCTTTCGGAGCAGGAGGAGACATGAAGGAACCGTAAATCGTATTCGTATTATTCAAACTTGAATCTCTCCAATTTAACGTTAGATAAATCGCTATTATCTATATAATAACACACTTTTACGTATTTGTCAAGCAGTTCTTTTTGTTTTATTGTTTTTCTTATTTTTAAAACCTGTTTTCATATTAGCGTAAGATTTAGGTGAAATAGTCGATTTTTCCTTTGACCTGCTTGTACCGTCTTTCTTTCGTTTATTAATGTTTCTGTAAAGAGACATAGCTCGACCCTATTATTTATAATTAATTGGAAGGAAGGTCAAAGTTACATAGTAACTTCTCCCTTTAGTCTGATATACTAAAGTATATCTACTTCCTGTGCGATATGTAACAGCACAGGTATTTAGTATTGGTTAAATTATACCTAATAGTATAGCATACTTTTAATCAAAAGTCAAGTTATTTCTAATAAGATTACATAAAGTTAATGTTAAATTAACTAATTCAAAGTACCACCTGTACAAATACACAGTATCCAATTGATTTAATTAAATAAATGCACCATTTTGGTGCGTAGTCTAATCTGGATTAAATATAGATAATAAATGCTGCATTGCAACATATTTCCTAGTCCTGCCCCGATGTAGGATTGAGCCTACTTCTGTCGCGCGTCGGCCCGCTACGGGGGGACGGGGGCTTAGGATTCAGACAATCAGATACCCTAGGTCACAGATTGCGAGAGAAAAGAGTGATGATAGCACCTACATATCCACCAAAGATTGCGAGATGATGAGAGATAATAACCTTACTATCTATGGG